TTTCCCTGTCGGTTCGGGGGTTGTGGCGGTGAGGTGTTCGGCGACGTTCTCGCATGCTTCGAGCCGGTGGCCGTCGACGTTGTCGGGATCGTCGGGCAGTACCAGGGCCCACGCTTTTCGCGCGGCGTTCTGGTCACCATGAGCGGCCGCGAGGACTCGCCCTTTCGCTTCGGGTTTCGGAACCCCGACGGTCGGGCGTCTCGCTTCGACCTCTTCGCTCGAGGCAATCGAACGGTTCACGGCGATACCGGCGAGACCTAACGCGCGACCGACGGCCGAGGTTTCCGCATTCATTGCTTCGGAGTCGCGGGTGTACGGCGTTTTGCCCGGGTACGGTTCCCAGGCGCACGCGACACACGGCCGCGGGTCGTCCTGGTCTCGCCAGACAAACGCGCGTGACTCGAGGAACGTTCGTTCTCCGATCGTGATGACACGGGGCGGGTCTGTGTGGATACGTCCGCCGGGGTTGTCGGCGTAGAACCGGATGATGCGTTCGGCCACGGGGACGTATTTGTCGAGTGAGAAGTCAGAACCCAACGGACACCCCCATGAGCCATTCGATCGTTCCGCCCAGGAGGAAACACAGGACGAGGATGACAACTACCTCGGCGGTGGTCATTGGTCGGCCTCCTCGAGGTTTGTGAGTTGCCGGTGTCCGGTGTCGGTGAGTCGCCAGGTGAGGGCGGGGGAGCCGGTGTCGGTGATTCCACGCCCAGCACGTTCCACTAGGCCGGCGGTGACGAGTTCGCCGCGACGTTTCGCCGCTGACCCTCTGAGCAGTCCGGTGTAGTGGGAGAGTTGGCAGTCGGTCGCCGAACCTAAGACGGCGAGGGTTTCGAGGATTGCCCGTCGGCCTGAGGAACGTCCCACCGGGTTAGCGGTAGCGGCCTCTTGTGAGGTTGACGGGTCTGAGGTTCGGGCGCCTGGAGTGTCGACGAACGTGAAGAGGTCGAGCTGATCTGTCATTGCGTGACCTCACGTTTCGACGCTTCGAGCCATGCGGCCCAGACGGTGACGGCGTAGAGGGCTCCTGAGACGTCTTCTCGTTCAATCGCGGCGCGAAGGTCGCGGGCTGAAGAGAGGGCGTGGGCGTATGCGGTCGCTGGAGCAATGCGCGACCTGATGGCCGCGTCCACTACCGCTCGATGTAGTCGTCGATCGAAAGAAACGAACCCAACCGGTCCCCGTAGAGGTCGAGGATTTTCCGAAGGGTGGTGATTCGAGGATCGGCCTTGCCGTTCTCGATTCGCTGAAGAGTGTTCCGACCGATGCCAGCAAACGCGGCCGCGTGTTCCATTGAGAGTTCGGCGTCGATCCTGGTCTGCCTGAGTGCGCGGAGATTTACCGAGCCACGTAGGACGGCGTGACACTTAGGAAAGTATTCGTCGAGCGGTGACGTGCCTGACACGTTCTCCCCGGATCGTTCTAAGCGTTGCCGCGTCGAAGATACGAGCGATTCGTGTGGGCGGCCATTCTTGGCTTGTGTTGCCATTGGTTAGCCTTTCGGGAAGGGACCGGGCGACGGGCGTCGACCGGGCCGGTTTCCTTTGGGCCCTTAGGGTTCTCTCAACTTTACATAACGAGGAGAGTAGGCCGCCCCCCATAATAGGGACGTGACTAAGGGCTTCGAGTGACCGGCGGAGTGTTGCGACCGAATTACTACCATACCGCAACCCTCGGATGGGGGATCGTTCACCGCCCCCGTTTAGTTCGGCGCTCCCTTAGGGCAACGGCGACAAGAACGGCGGACAAGCCGACCACAAGCGCCGGTACGAATAACGGGCCCAATAGGTCACGGACGAACTGCTCTACGGTTTCCCCCATACCCGGAGGCTAGGGCAAAGAGACCGGGCTCGAAGGCGTCACGCGCGAGGGCATGACGGCGCCCCCGATTGCTCCGGCGGCGGTGCCGGCGATCGCCCAGAGGGCGGAGGCGTCCGATCCTCCAGAGGTAACAATCGCTCCGGAGACCAGGGCGGCGACGGCAATGAGGGCGAGGGCGATAGTTGCGGGGAGAGTGTTCACGGTTTCCCTTTGTGGTCGTCGAGGTGGGCCTCGAGGGTGCGGGTGATGGTTCGGAGCTGCTTTGTGTGTCGTTTCAGAATGGCGGCGTTTTGTTTGTGTTCGTCGGTGTTGAGGCGGCGGGTTTTGCGTGATTGCCAGACAACGGCGAACGTCGACGCGCACGCCATTACGAGGGCGGCGGCGATTCCTTCGAGCATGGTTTCATTTGGTCCGAGGGATGGCGTCGACAAACGCTTGGTCGGCGACCCATACGGCGAGGCCTTCGACCATGATGGTTTGAGCGCCTGGAGGGGTGACGATGTTTCCGCCTCCGACTGCGACGGCATAAGCGACGTTCGGGACTTGTCCGGCGGGAATGTGCCATTTCCAGCCGAGGCCGGCGTCAGCGAGATAGACCTCTCCGGCTTTGTTTCCTCTGATTAGGTAGCGATTCATTTGATCCTCGAGCGGGGGTAGGGGTTGGGGGATGTTGGCGGCGATTGCTTTGACCAGGAGCGCGTCGAGGGCGTCGCGGTCGGGGTGGATGCTCCAGGCGTCGGTTCGGTCCCAGGGCTGTACGTCCCCGTGACAGAAGAGGCCGGGGCCGGTGAGGGCGGCGGTTCCGATCCATCGGAGGGCGGCGGGTATGTCGACTCCGACGAGAGTCCAGAGGTCGAAGATTGCGCGACCGGCCCGGCCGATCATGGCGAGAGTGTTCGGATCGTTGGGGGACAGGTCGCTGGAGCGGCCGGCGAGGCAGATTGCCCAAGTGCGCGAGTTGTATCCGGAGGCGGCGACGCTGAAGGTTGTGTAGAGGGGCGGGACGAGCTCGAGGGTTGTTTCGGAGTCGACTACCACGGCGTAGGAACCCGGGTCGGGGCGCCTTGCGATGAATTGGGCGAGGGCGAGCGCTGAACCTGGGCCGGTAGATCCTTCGGAAGTGTGGACCGATACCGCCCAGGTCGGCGGGTTTGACCTGGACGGGTAGAACTGAGGCGAGGCCGGCGGATGCTCGAGGAGATAGAAACTCACGACGCTGGGGCGGTGGACGTTGTCGGGCCCACGTCTTCGACTGAGAAGACGTGCGGGGTTGTGGCGCTTGCGAGCATCCGGAACTGGTCGCCGCCTACCGCTACGTAGCCTTGGACCTTGAAAGAGACCGAACCGGAACTCGCATAGTTCACGTACGTGGTGAGGTTTACGGTTGTTTGGTCTGCTGCCGAGGCCAGTGAGGTGTTCGCCTGACCCCAGACGGTGAATCCGTCGGTTACTCGGAGGAGGCCGATTGTGGGGGCGCCTACTGGCGAGTCATAGGCGCCGGAGTAGGTGAGGCGATAGCGGCGGTTCGCTGTGTAGTTGAAAGTCTGAGTCGACCCTGTCATGTCGACGGCGCCGGTTGTGGAGAAAGTCTGAGAGACCGTGATGATGGCGGGGGCGGTTTGGATTCCCCAAGGCTGATTCCAGGGGCGGGCCCAACCTGTAGTAGCGCCGTAATAAATCTCGAGGGCGCCGGAGTCGGTGAGGAGTGACACTAGGCCGCGGGTCGGGGCGGTGATTGCGGCCGACCTAGCGCTGGAGTTTGTGAAGACTTGGACGGTTTGGTCTCTGACGAAAGAGTTCATGTTGGCGGCCGTGACCTCTTCGAGGGCGGTCCATGTTTTCCAGCCTGGCATAGTTTTGCCTTTCGTTATTTGAAGGAATTAGCGAAGTCGAGGCGGTTCGCTGGGGACGAGTTGAGTTTCCAGTAAGTCGCCGAGAACGTGAAGGGGTTCGCGATTGTCGAGAAGGAAACCGACCATCCGTTTCGGGCGTCGACGTTGTGGGTGAGGCCGTAGACCTGGACTGTGGTGAGAATGTCGGCCACGTCGAGGGAGAGTTGTCTTCCGATCATTTCGGCGGAGAGAAGGGCCTCGAAGATTGGGACGGCGGCGGTTCCGGCGTATTCGGGTTGGATGGTTAGGGCCGTGGGTACTCCCGGGGAATTGTCTTTGAACCATAAGAGGCCGAGGGCGGCCCACCAAGAGAGGTCTGCCTGGACTCCGAGGGTGGTGTTTTGTGTGATTCGGGAGAGACCGTTCGCGTCGATTGACGCTTGACTTGAGGCGGTTGCGGGGATGAGACCGTCGGCGGTGGCGGTAATTGAGTTGCGGACCTGTCCGAAACCGATGGAGGGCCGGGTCGCCGAGGTGATCGCTTCGGGGTTTCCGTTTAGGAGTGTGGAGACGGTTTCGATTCGTGAGGCGGCGAACCATTCGGGGCCGTAGGTGATGTTTCCGTCGGGGGTGACGAGTAGTAGCCCGTATTCTGAGGTGACTACCTCTTGGACTTGGGATAGGGCGTTTCCGGCGAGTGTCGTGGCACCCATAACGCGACCGCCGAGGCAGGTTTGAAAGATTCCGGCCTGGAGATTCGCCGAGGCAAAGATTCGGGCGAGGCGTTGGATTCCCGAGTCTCCGGCGCCCTGGGAGGTTGTGGCCGTGAGGTCGACGGCGGCGAGTCGGGAGAGAATGTCGGTTCCGGTGATGGTGGCGAACTGATCTTCCCAGACAAGAGACCAGAGAAACCCGGTGAAGACGTTGTACCGGTTGCCCCCGTAGGTGGTGGCGGTGAGTTGTAAGGGCAGACCGGCCCGAAGTTTTGAGAAGTACGGTCCGGCCGAGTTTGAGGGGTCGAGGGTTCGTTCCGGGTCCCATAGGCGTAAAGAGACGTAGCCCGGTTGCGGGAGATAGAAGTCGCTGGCCGAAAGAGCTCCTCGACGCCAGGAGGCGGTCACGACCTGACATTTGAGGTCTACGAATTGGTCGAAGTACCCCTCGAGGAGGTTCCCGGCGGTGAGTCGCGAGAGGGTCGGGGAGTTGAGGGTCCAGCCGTCGGAGTCTCCGACCGCGAGTTTCACGGCGAGGGTCGGGGCGTAGTTCATAACCAGAGGCCCGCCGGTTTCCCGTTACGAGAGACCCATTCCTGGAGTTCTCGGACGATCCAAGAGGCAATGTCGCCCCCGTCGGCGCCGGGAGGTCCGTAGACGTTGATTGTTGCGTTAAAGACGGTGCCGCCCATGTAGCCGGAATTCTTAGGGATGGCGTTCTCGTCGATTGCTACCGAACCGGGCAGGAGTCCGCCGAGGAACCCGCCGAACCCTCCGAACGCGTCGCCGATTCCACGTTTCGCAGCGTTCCAGATTGTGTTGTAGATCCACTCCGCCAGGCGCTCAAGTACGTCTCGGATTCCGCCGAGGATCGTTTCACCGATAACTCGGCCGACAAGGTTGAAAGGGTTACCGGCCTGGAAGACGATCGTCTTGAGGTTCTCCCAGGTGAAGTAATTCTTCAGGGAGTCGGACACGTACGAGGTGAAGGTGTTGACGAGACCTTGGACGAGGTAGCCGCCGATTTGAGATCCAGCCGACCGGAACCCGTCTCGGTTTTGTTCGGCGGCGGTGGAGATTCCTCTTCCTAGTTGAGCCATACGGACTAAGAGACCGGGGTTCTCTTCTGTGCCGGTGCCCAGGATCGCGTCGGTTATCCATTTCGAGGCCTGGGCAGTCCAGGCGGAGAAGTCGGGGAGGTTCTCGTTTAGGTATTGGGTGACTCGTCCGGGTAGGGCTTGGATGAAGGAGTCGATACCTGGGAGAGCCGCTTCCCATTTCTTCCCGAGTTCCTCGAAGAGACCGGAGAACCCTCCGACTCGGAACGCTTCGACGAAACCCTCGAGTGTCGGGAGGACTGAGGTGGAAATCGCGTCGGTTATCGAGGTGAAGGCCGGGAGGAGGAACTCGCCGATTTTCGCTTTCATGTTCTCGAATTGGGCGGAAGCGTTTTTCGTTTTGTTTCCGAGTTGCTCTTGCTCTCGGCCGTAGGCGTCGCCGATCTCAATTCCCTTTTCCTGGAGTACCTGGAGGGTTCCGAGAATGTTCTGCTGGGTTGTGAGGGTGCCGGTTACCTGTTCACCGGTACGGCGAAAGAGGCCGGCCTTCACGCTGGCATCGTTCAAGAGAATGCCGTATTTCTCAATGGGGTCTCGTTCGCCTCGGAACGCTGACCCGATTGAGTTGATCGCGTCTTCTGTTGGGAGGTCGGCGAACGCTCCGAGGTTGCCGGCGAGTTTCGTGAGGTCGACTGAGAACCCGGCGGCCTCTGTGCCGGTGAGTTTGATTGCCTTCGCATAAACCGAGAATCGGTTAGCGGCGTCGACGGCGGCGAGTTTCGAGAGACCGAAAGAGGTGGCCGCTGACTCGGCGAAGGTTTCGATCGTTTTCGCCGCTTCGCCGTAATTGTAGGAAAGAGTCCCGAGGGCGGCGGAAAGGGAGGCGGCCTTTTGGACCCCGTCGAGGAGTTGTTGACCGGCGGAGGTGGCGACCTCTGCGATTTTGTCAATCGCGAAACCGGTAACGGCCGAGGTGATTCCGGCGGTGAATCCGGCGACCTTGCCGGAGAACGAGTCGAGGTCGGAGCGTGCCTGTCGACTATCGGAGACAATGTCGACTTTGAGCGTTGCGGGTTTTGCCATGACTTAGGGGCCTGTTCCGTTGGATGTTCGGCCGATCTTGTCGACGATGTCGTCCACGGCGTCGAGGTAGACACGTGTCCAGGTGGACTCGGTGCGTTGTGCGGCGTCGATCACGAAAGGGTTTTCGGTGATGAACCAGGCGCGGCCGTTGAAGTCTCGAAGTTTTTTCGGGAGTTTCGAGGACCCGGTCGGCCAGCCCCAGTGGATGGGACCGGCGTAGGGGACTCCGTTCTTGCTTTTCCTGTTGTTGCCGATCGAAACCCGCGCGTACCGTTGGCCGGCATTGGGGCGGACGGTGGCGGCCAGTTTCCCGGACTTGACCGGGGCGAGGGCTCGAGCGGCTTCTGCGACGATCGCTGCGACTTGTGCGTGGGCGCCTTTGAGGTCGTCGAGGTCTCCCTCGGCTTTCTTGAGAGCTTTGCGGAGTTGTCGGCCTCCGCTAACGGTTATTCCGGAGGCCGACACACTCTCAAGCCTTCGTAATGGCGCCCTGGATTGGCAGGGTGATTGTGAAGTTGAGGGGGTCGCCTGCGGTTCCGCCCGCTGGGGGCTTACGGCCGGACGCTTCGCAAGTGAAGTCGACTTCGCCGATTGTCATCAGGACCGTGAGGGTTGCCTCGGCTTCTG